GGTTGTGTAATTTGTAGTTCACAAAGCAATTTCTTTAAATATTCAACTTTTTATGCTACAATGAACACGCAAAGTTCAATGATTGAACAACAAAATTATGTTGCAATTTCAAAAGGCTACGAAGAAACAACGCAAGTTAATAAACACGACATTCAAATAAATTTTGGATTGCGAAAAGTGGCACGAATGGATTATGAACAAAAATTAAAAAAATGGTTTTATGGAAATGAAGAATCGGTTTCGGACTTTACTACAATTGGGAATAGTAATAGTGGGTTTGAGTATTTGTTCAATTATTCTTTTATACGGAATCGTGGTGAAAAATTTAATTCTCAAAAGTATTGGATTAGATATTTGACAAATAATTTTGTTTCAAAAATTGAATATAGAGATAACCAAAGATTAAATTTAAAATACAGCTCCGTCGATTTAAGGTACAGAATAAATAAAAACTTTTTTGATTTTAGTTTTGGTTTGTGTTCTAGGTTGCACCCTGTATATCACATAATTCCAATTGAAGATTTTTGGGTTAGTGGCGAAACATCATTTTTTGAGTTAGCATCTGATTTTGGTTATTCTAGTCAATTTGTAAATGGTAGATGGCATTGGTTTAAAAATGGTGAATTACTTGCAACTAGCAATGATGAATTTTTTACACATTATTTTGGTGATGCAATAAGAGAATTTAATGAACAAGAATTGTCAAAGCTAAATGAAGTAAAAGAATTGTCATTAGTTGTTGGAATATCTTATTATAAATATCAACCTGATTTTTGGGTTCATGCGTGGTTTAATGCTTTGCCATATCATTATGGATTAGATGAATATTCTTTTGGATATAATGGTTCATCATTTGAATATGATGGCGGTTTTGTTTTAGGTTATAGAATAGGAAACAAAAAAAACTTTGGTGTTTTTATAGAAAACAACATTCAAAGAGTTTGGGAAAAAGATATATTCAATCTTCAGTTTGGGTTTAATTATTTAATATTTTAAAAGATGAAAAAGTTATTATTATTATTAGTGTTTAGTTATGGTTTTAGTCAAACAAATTGTGAATTATGTGTTGAACAAAATGGTTTTTATTGTGGTGATGATGAAAGCAATTGGACACAATATAGTCCTAATGGTTGTGTGCCTAATGGTCTTAATAATTTATTTTATCTTAATGATGGTTGGCTTGATTGTGTTGATGGTTCGGATGAAAACGAAAGTGTGCCTACAACCATTGAAGAATGTGATTCGTATAATATCGGTTGTGATACTATTTATGTTGATGTTTTTGTTACTGATACAATTTTTATAAATACTATTGACACTATAATAAACACAGAATATATTGATTGTGAAACAGGATTACCATGCGGTATTGGTTTACAAGAAATATTAAAAAACTCAAAAACCAAAAATGTTTTATACAACCTTGAAGGAAAAGAAATAAGACAAAGAAAAGGTGTATATATTGAAAATGGAATTATTAAACTAAAAATAAATTAAAAAATGAAAGAAGTAATAAACAGAATAATTAATTCAAGAAAATTTTGGTATAGTTTTACAACTATGCTTTTAATAATGTTTTCCGAAGATATGGGAATAAGTGAAACAAAAATGAATACACTTGTAATTGTTTGCGTTGCTCTTATAATCGGTCAAGGAATAGCAGATAAATCTTGTAAAAAGTAAAGTCATGGAAGTTTCAGAATCATCAAAATTTACACTATCACTTAAATCAATAATTGCTATTGTTGTTGTAACAAGTAGTTTTGTTGGTCAATTCTATGTCTTGTCAAATGAAATTGAGGAAGCCAAGAGGTTGCCAGAATCAGAAATTACAAAAAGCGAATTTGAATTAAAATTAGAATTGATTTCAAATACTGTCATGAGCAATGCTACTAAATTGGACAAAATAGAAACGCAGATAGAAAAAATTGAGGGTAGAGTTTACGAATTAAAATGAGATTTCTGAAATATATATTAGTATTGTTGGCAATACAACTCCAAGCACAAAGTTTTATTAATGAAAAAGGGTTTGATAATCATATCAAAAAAAATGATGTATTTGTTGTAGAATTTTGGGCGGAATGGAATGATAAAAATTCTTGTAATTTTTTAAAAGATTTAAAACAATGTATTACAAATAGGGTTTGTATTGTGGAAAATAAAAAATTAAAAGAAAGATTTAATGTTGATGTATTGCCAACACTAATATTAATTCACAAAGGGCAAGAGGTTTGCAGATTTAATGGAAATCTTTTGTTTCAGCTAACAACCAAAAAAAGTGAAGTTCAAACAAAAATAGATAGTATAGTAATTAACAAATTTAATTAATGGAACTAACAAAAGAACAAATAGAAAATGCGGTAAAAGACAGAGGATATAAATGGTTTGAAAATGGTAATTGGAATTTAAACATTGTAGGAGTGCGAAATTCTGACACAGGGGATGAAATAACAAATAAATTTGATGACCAAATAACACTATCTTATAAAATAGATGGTGAATGGAAATTTCATTGTTTTAATTGCACCACAGATTCAGGAAGATATTGGATGACAGAAAACATAATGCGTAAAGAAGGTTGTGCCATTTTGAAAGAAGGACAATATAGAAGTGCATACAGAATTGACAAACACAGAGGAATTTATGATTGTCTTGCTCAGAGAAATGCGAAGGTAACTGTTTATCGTGATGCTAACAAAGATAATTGTTATGATTTAAATAATGATAATACTCAAACAGGATATTTTGGAATCAATATTCACAGAGCCACTGCGAGAGAGGGTAAAACATCAACACAAGTTGACAAATGGTCGGCAGGTTGTCAAGTTATAGCATCCAATGATGATTGGAAAGAGTTTATGGAAATATGCTACAAAGCAAGAGAAATTTGGGGAAACAGTTTTACATATACATTAATAGAAAGTAAAGATATAATATAATGGAAACAGTAGCTTACTCAATTGCAATGTTAATTTTTTGTTTAGGGTGTTTTGCCTTTGGAATGTATGTTGCAACACAAATTAGTGATTGGATTAATAAAAAATTAAAATAATATGTTTGGAAAAATATTTAGTAAAGTCAATTTAGATTCTGTTAATAACATAGTTGATAATTTAGTTACTAACAAAGAAGAACGCAAAGAATTAAAAATTAAATTCAAGCAAGTTTTGTTAGATGCAGAATCAAAAGCACAAGCCGAAGTAACTAAAAGATGGTCTAGTGATATGGCAAGTGATAATAATTTGTCCAAAAATATTAGACCGCTAACATTAATTTTTTTAACAAGTGTGTTTGTTATAATTTCGGTGTTTGATGGAAATGTTGGTGATTTTAAAATATCATCTGCATATATACCAATTTATCAAACTTTATTGCTTTGCGTTTATTCTGCATATTTTGCAGGAAGAAGCATCGAGAAATTAAAAACACCTAAGAATGAGAAAAAAAAGAATTAGACCTAGAGTTAATGAAGTAGAGCATGAATATTTAAAACAATATAGAAGAAATAAAGGTGATGAAGTAATATTAATTTTGTCGGACCTCCATGCTCCATATAATCACCCCCAAGCGGTTGACTTTTTAGAAGCTATTAAATACAAATATCGACCTACAAAAATTCTTGGAATTGGTGATGAGGTTGATTTTCATGCTTTGTCATTCCATGATACTGACCCTGAATTAGATAATGCTTACGCTGAATTAGTCAAAGCAAAAAAAGTAATAAAGAAACTTTATAAACTATTTCCTAAAATAGATTTAGTTCATTCTAATCATGGCTCCATGTTATATCGTAGAGGTAAAGCACATGGTATTCCAAGACATATGCTTAAAAGTTATAATGAAGTTTTAGAAGTTGGTAAAGGTTGGAAATGGCACGTTGACTATAAATATCAAATGGTCAATGGTCAATGGTTATTCATGACACATGGATTAAAAAAGAATGGTTTAACCTTAGCAAAAGAAATGGGAATGTGCGTTATTCAGGGTCATTATCATACAGAATTTAACGTTTCCTATACTAGCAATCCAATGAGTTTAAATTGGTCAATGATGGTTGGTTGTTTAATAGATGATAAATCAATGGCATTTGCATATAATAAAGTAAATAGCCAAAGGGTAATTCTAGGGTGTGGAATTATTATAAATGGTCAACCAAAATTGATTCCAATGATACTTAAAAAAGGAGGTGGTTGGGATAAAATAGTTCATTAATTATAAAAGGGAAATTAACAGTTTCCTTTTTTTTTGTTTAAAACTTTGTTAATAAGTAAAAAAACAAAAATGTCGAAGATTAAACTATTATATAGAATTTTACAAAAACAAAAACTAAAATTATGAAACAAAAAGATTTTTTAATATTGCAAATAATTAACATGACAAAATTAGATGCAAGAAGTTTGTATTTTTACGCAAAAGAATTAAACGAATTAAGTTTTCAAAAATTATTAATTATTAAAAACCAATTAACCAATGAATTTTAAAAATCAAAAAGAAGCGGTGTTATATCACCTAAAACAATTTCAATCAATAACAAGTTTAGAAGCAATAAAAGAATATGGTATAACAAGATTATCCGCAATTATTTTTAATTTAAGAAAAGATAATTATGATATTGGAACTTTGCCATTTGTTCGCAAAAATAGATTTGGAAATTCAGTAACACTTGCTAAATATTATTTAAATGAAAAATAGAGAATTATTAAAAGAATTATATAAAAAATATAATTTAAGTCCTGAAGATATTTTTAAATCACCATTAGGTTTTACAACTATTGTTCGTTCAGGGATTGACAAAATACAAGCACATGCAAATATTGTTATTCATTATTCATTAGAAAAAGTTTCTGATGATAATAAATATGTAGTTATAAAAGCAATTGGAATAATGAACTCTAAAATTGATTCTGATGGCGATATATCAAAGGAATCTAAGAGAATTGAAACTTATGGCGAATCATCACCACAAAACACAAGAAATCAATATCCTATTGCAATGGCGGAAAAAAGAGCCATGAGCAGATGCGTTTTAAAACTTACAGGCTTTTATGAATTAGGTGTTTATGGTGAAGATGAAGTTAATGAAATAGAAAAAAAATAATTATGGAAAATACACAAATAAAAAATGTTCCTATATATAGGATAATAAAAAAAGAAGATAAATTAGAAAATATTATAACACAAGTTATTTTTGCTAAAGATGATGAAAACAAAAGACTTATTATGGTTGATGTTTGTCAAATGGTTGTTGTTGATGTTTTTTATGATTGGGAAGATTTTACTAATCAATATAAATTAGATGTTGCATTAAGAATTTACGAATGTATATAATGAATCAATTATACACTTTAAAAAATAAAATTATAAATGAAGAATCATTAATTGTTGATGGTGTTTTTGTTTGGGATTATCCAGAATTCTGTGATGCTTATTTTTCGTTTGCTAAAGACATTGAAGGAAATGAATTGTATGATGAAGAATTAGATAAATTGACTATTAAATATCCTGAATTGGTTAATGAACTTGCTCTTAAAAAAATGTTTGAATGAAACCAAAATATATTAAAAATTTGTTAAGTGGTTGTTGTAAAGCTGATATTTACGAAAAATATACACCAAAATATTTAGGGGGTTCAGTTAGATATTGTGCTAATTGTGGAAAAGGTGTGATGTTAGAAAAAAATATTAATTTAAGAAACACACCACCAGAACAATCTACAACATGGGCGATTGCCATAAAAAACAAATGTGTTCTTTTATATAAAGGAACAAAAAAAGAAACTAAAAATTATATTCAAGAATTAGTTGGAGAAAAAGAAAATGTTGTTGATTACTTTGAATATAACTCAAAAGATTATTATTATTTTTTACACGGACCATTATGGAAGGAATCAATATAAAAAGATTAATAGAAACCGCTTGTTATTTTAACAAAGTTAGTATTAGAAAATATTACTCTACTACAACAAAGCTCAATGTAGCCGATACAAGGGCGGTTGTGTGCAATATTTTGATAAATGAATACAAATACACCAAAGAAGAAACATCGGAGCTTATAGGGCGTTGTTTGGACAGTATAAAATCATATATAAAAGTTCACCAACAATATGAAATTATAAATCATTATACAAAATTGTATCAAAACACATTGGAACATTTTAAAATGGACTTTGAAACTGAACACCATGAACATCATTCAAAGATTCAAAAAACAAAATATGACATGGAATTAGAAAAAAAAGTTGAAAGATTATTAAATGAAGTTGGATATTTACAATTCTTGTTAGAAAAACACAAAAGAAAAGTATATTAATTAAAAAAAAAGTTATGTTAAAAATTAAAGGAAAAATTACAAAAATATTAGAACCTGAAGTTAAAGAAACTAAAGGTGGAAAATTATTTATTCAGAAAGTTATTTTAAATGATAACCCAGAATATCCAAATGAAATTATGTTTCAGTTTTTAGGTGATAAATTTAAAAATTTTAATTTCCAAGAAGGTTCAGAAGGTGAAATGTATTTTTATATAAATGGAAGAAAATGGAATGATAAATATTTTGTGAATCTAACCGCTAAAAAATTTGAAGCAGAAATTTCAAATGCAGAGGCTCTTGCAAATTTTGAAATGACAGAAAAGGTTGAACAAGATGCTGAAACTTTGGCTATGAAGATTCAAAATGAATTTCAAAAAGATGAAAAAGATGATTTACCTTTTTAAATTATAAATTATGGAAAACTTAATATTAATACTTATTATTTTCATCTTTATTATAGTTCTATTAATTCTAAGAAGGATTGAAAGGCATTTAACGTTACATGGACAATCATTGTGGTTAATCATGGAAAGGCTAAAAAAAGAAAAAAAACCAAAAAATAAAAAATATGAAAAAATATAATAAAAACAAAAATGTATATGTAGCTTCAAATGAAAGGATAGATTTTGTGTTTAAAAATTTTAACAAAATATATATGTCTTTTAGTGGGGGTAAAGATTCTGGCGTTATGTTAAATCTTATTTTAGATTATATGAAAAAAAATAATATAAAAAATAAAATAGGTTTGATGATTTTAGATAATGAAGCAAATTATGAATATTCTTTAAAATTTATGCACAAAATTATTAAACAAAATTTAAAATATTTAGATGTTTATTGGTGTTGTTTGCCTATAACTTTGCCATGTACTGTTAGTAGTTATGAAATAGATTGGCAATGTTGGGGAACTAAAGATGAAAAAAGATGGATACGCCCTATGCCAAAAGAAAAATATATAACAAATATAGATAATCATAAATTTAATTTTTTTAAAGAAAATATGTTATATGATGAATTTTGGGATAAATTTGGAGAATGGTATTCTAAGGGGGAAAAATGTGCAAATTTTATTGGAATTAGAACTGATGAAAGTTTAAATAGATTTAGAGCCATAATGAATAAAAACAAAACAATGATTAATAATTATCATTGGACTAAAAAAAATACAAAAAATTGTTATAATATATATCCTATATATGATTGGAGAACTGAAGATATTTGGATTGCAAATGAAAAATTTAATTGGATGTATAATGAACTTTATGATGTTTTTTGGAAAGCAGGATTGAGTGTTGCACAAATGAGAGTTGCTAGTCCTTTTATGAGTGAATCAAAATCAAGTTTAAATTTATACAGAGTAATTGATGGTCATGTTTGGAGCAGATTGTGTGCTAGAGTTTCAGGGGCAAATTTTATAGCAACGTATGGAAAACAATTAACTTATAAAAGTTTTTCTTTGCCTGAAAATCATACTTGGAAAAGTTTTACAAAATTTTTATTAAAAACATTACCTAGCAATAGTAGTGTAAATTTTAATAAACGCTTTATTCAATCAATAAAATATTGGTGGAGAGTAGGGCGTGGATTACCAGAAGAAGTTATTAAAGATTTAAAAGAGAATAATATAGATTTTAGATTAGGAGAAAAAACAAGGCATGGGAATAAAGATAAAACTTGTGTTAGAATGTTGCCACCTGACCATTTAGATATGTTAAAATGTCATAATTCAGAAGTTACAAGTTGGAAAAGATTTGTTATAACAATTTTAAAAAATGACCATACTTGTAAATATTTAGGTTTAGCTCCAACACATGAACAAGCTAAAAGACAAAAAGAAATTCAATTAAAATATAAAAATGTATAGATATGAAAATTATAAATGAAAAAAAATTAATAGGTACAGAAAGAGATGTTAAATTTAAAGAGGGTAGAAGCATTAGATTTATTTTAAAAAAAGATAACATGGGTTTTTCTTTTCATAAAACTATAATTCCAAAAGGAAACAAAGGACATTGGCATTATAAAAATCATAAAGAATCTTGTTATTGTATTAAAGGAAATGGTATTTTAACAAATTTAGAAACAAAAGAAAAATTTAATATTAATGTGGGTGATATATATATATTAGATAAAAATGACAATCACACTTTTGAATCTTTAACAGATGTTATATTAATTTCTGTATTTAATCCGCCAATTGTAGGTCAAGAAGTACATCAAAAAGATGGTTCTTATAAAATTATTAACAATTAAAAACTAAAAAATTATGACTAAATTTAAATCTCCAGTTTATAATGTATTAAGGGTGCATATGAGCAAAGTGAAAGCAAATGATTATAACCCTAATGCAGTTGCACCACCTGAAATGGAATTATTAGAAACATCAATTTGGGAAGATGGTTATACTATGCCAATTGTTACAGTTCATGACCCTGAAAATGATATGTATATTGTTGTTGATGGTTTTCATAGATATTCTACAATGATTAATAGTAAAAGAATAAGAGAAAGAGAGGAAGAACATTTGCCAATATCAGTTTTAAATAAAGATATTTCTGATAGAATGGCTTCTACAATTAGACATAATAGAGCCAGAGGAAGTCATAATATAGATTTAATGAGTACAATTGTTAGTGAATTAGTGGAAATGGGGAAAGGTGATGCTTGGATATGTAAACATATTGGAATGAGTAAAGACGAATTATTAAGAATGAAACAAATAACTGGTTTATCTTCTTTATTTAAAAACAAAGAATTTTCTGATAGTTGGGAAGCGGAAGTATAATAAAACAAATTTATATACCATATTGGAAATGGGAATGTTTTAAATATGGAATGTGGAATAAAGTTCATTCTAATAGTGAAATTAGAATGTTAAATTTAGCTATTTCTTTTATTGGAAATCATATTTTATATGGAAAAGAAATGGAAAGCGTTGTTTTTAAATGGAAAAACACAATGATAAATCATTTAACTAATAAATCAATAAATAGAAAGGCTTTTTTAGGTCATTGTGCAGTTTTTTATAAACATCAAATTCCTGAATATATAACTAGAAAGGCTTGGAAACATTTAACAAAAAAACAACAAATTTTAGCAGACAATGTTGCAAATAAAATTATAAAAAAATGGGAAACAATGTACATGAGAAAATTGAACAATACATTAAATTATGGAAAAAAAGATGTTATAAAAATGGGTTACCAGATGAATCTCCCATTCAAATAAAAGACAAAGTTCCATCATATAAAAATATAGCTTTAGCAATTTTAAAAAATGATTTTACTTTAAATTCTTTAGGTTTTAAGCCTAAAAAAACAAAATATTATTCAATTTTAAAAAGAATAGAATTAGATGAGAGAAAGTATATTGGAAAACAATTAAAATTAAATTTATAATGGCAAAATATAGACACATACACACAACCTTTTGGAATGACCCTCTGGTTTTAGATTTAACACCAGAACAAAAGTATTTCTATTTATATTTATTAACTAATGATAAGGTCAAACAATGTGGTATTTATGAAATATCATTAAGGCAAATTGTATATCAAACAGGATATAATAAAGATACTATTTTAACATTATTAGCTTTTTTTGAAGATGCAGGAAAAATAATTTATTCTGCCGAAACTAATGAAATTTTGTTAAGAAACTTTTTAAAATACAATTCAAGTAAATCACCAAAGGTTATTAAATGTATAGAAGATGAATTGACAGATGTTAAGAACCCTATTTTATTAGAACATTTGCGTTTTGATGATACAGTATCGATAGACTATCCAAAGGGTATAGACAAGAAAAAGAAAAAGAAAAAGAAAAATAAAAAAGAAAAAGAAAAAGAATTTATTGATAGTGTATTTGTTTTTGAAAAAGATTTTAATAAAAAGATGCTTAATGAGTTTATAGAATATTGGACAGAATCTAACTCTGATTCAGATAATTCACAAATGAGATTTGAAAAATGTGATATATTCAACATTAAGAAAAGATTAGCTAGATGGAACAAGAATAGTGAAACATTCGGCACTAAGAAAAGCAACATGCCTGATTTTTTGGATAATGTTTATTTAAACAGAATTAAAGATGATTCATACCAAACAAGAAAATATTACAAACACTTGGTAGATAATTGCGGTTACATTAAGAAGGAAACGTTGACAGGTGCAATTAAATATGTTAAAAGATAAAATGTCTATTGTGAAATAAAAATATTATATATATATTAAAAGAATATGTTTGGGTTTATCCCTACATAATTTTTGGTTTTTTGTGTGTGAGGGTGTCGAAAGATGCCCTTGCTTTTTAAAAAATATTATGAAACAAAAAGGATTTAAATTTTCACCAAACAAAAGAAAGAAGCGAAAAGGCATTCACTCAAAGAACGCATCCAAAGGACAAAACGCATATAAGAAAATATATAAAGGGCAGGGAAGATGATTTATAAATGTAGTGTTTGTAATATAGAAAAGCATTTAAATAAAACTACAATTATTTTTATT